TGTATTCATCCATTAAGAGATTAAACAATGCTCTACAGCAAAGTTGGATCACAAAGTGGATGGAAAACATGGCAAGGACTGTGGATGGAGAGAACCAATGGATTACTGGCCGTTTAGGATTTATTCCTGAACCAGCTGGTAAAACAAGGGTTTTCGCCATAGCTGATTACTGGAGTCAAACATCGTTAAAGGTTTTACAGATTTCTCTGTATAACACCCTAAGATCAATAAGTACAGATGCCACTGCTAACCAAAATAAGGGGTTTCAATCCCTTATAAAGGAAGCATATGGTAAATGTACCTATTGCTTTGATCTCTCAGCAGCATCAGATCGAATTCCTGCAGAAATGCAGAAATATAGATTAGAGCTGTTAGGAGATAAAGAGTTAGGTGATGCATGGCTTTCAGTAATGACGGATCGGGCCTTCTTAGTGAAAGCCACAGGTAGAAAGTTGAGATGGAAGGTAGGACAGCCTTTAGGCTTACTATCTTCATTCCCTTCTTTCGCACTGTGGCACCACGATATCATTCAGTATGCTTATTACCGATGTCGAAGACGTAGAGGATTTCCTCCACGTTTCTTCAAAGATTATAGGTTACTTGGTGATGATGTGGTAATTTTCAATAAGGAGGTAGCCGGTGAGTACCAATACCTGATTGAAGAGATATTCGATATTCGAATAAATCTTAAGAAATCAGTTATAGGCGACTCAAAGAATTCCCAAATAGAGTTTGCCAAAAGGCTTGCTCTAAAAGGAGTCGAAATGAGTTCCATCAAACATAATATATTGACAAAGTCTAGCTTACAAAATATGCTAGACCTAATCGATATTATGTATGAAAGGGACTTCATTGACGCAGATACCGGTCATTATGGCTGTTATCCATTCTTGAGTTCAAAAGAACAGACACTGTTTAACTTCATGGTTTGGGTAAGATCAAACTGTGATACTCCCTTTGAAATACAAGGGATAATATCACCTTGTTCGATATTACGAGCGGATTTTGAAACTTTATTAAAATCCAAACGTATCTCAAACCTTATGGAGAAAACAACTCTTCTAGATGATATTCTTGGGAGGATTCGTCCTCTCTCTGAATATTACTCTAAGAGGTCGCTACCCTATAATGTAAGGGCACTTGGTCTAGAACAACTAAATATAGATGGTCTAGAGCTTCACCCACTAGTGTGGGCCATTAATCAGACTGGTTTAGACCTTAGCATTACGCTATCGACTATCTGGGATGAACAATGTCCAGATGTTTCTCCTGTTGAGTATTTACCAATCGTAAGTCCTGAGAGTTATTTCGAAACTCCCCGTAAAGGGAGCAAAGAATTCCTCTCAAAACTCATTCTTAGTGTCTTCAATGAGCTGAGTGATGAAACACAGCTAAAGAATAATAACTCCATACAAACCCCTCTAGACTAAGGTCGAAGGGGATTTGATCAGGGATAGAATATGATCAGATCATGCCGAAAGGCTGAGTAATAGAAGCGAGATTCCCGTGAGGGAA